CAAGGCATTAGATTTTCTATCTCAGTTAATGAGTATTTATGGTACTGCATCAGGGCGAAGTTCAACTTATAATAGTTCTCTAGATCCATATGGATCATGCCTATGCGAAAAAAGACGACAAACCCTCCAATACAACAGTACTCTTCACTTTAGTCTTAGGATTAAGCACATTAACTTCATGAGATAACTTAGGCATAGTGTCAAAAAACTTTTCAATTTCTTTGAACTGTTTAGAATTCATCTGCTCTAAGAACCCATTAATTTCTTTCTTAGTACAATCTGCTATAGACCATACTTCTTCCTCATTATAAACTTTATCTATACAACTACCAATTAAATCAAAAGATCTTTCTATATTATTTTCTTCAGTGAAATCAAAATTATTAGTAATGAATTCATTTAAAGAAGGATACTTCATTTCCATCATTAAATCATCATCTACTTTAACCTTATTAGTATGATCTTCACTCTCTTTAACTTTAATCTCATCAATCATAATTTTGACAGGGACTGAAGTAGTCTCATCATCAGGAGCAATAATATTAACTTCAACTTCTTCTCCAACAGACTTTCCTCTGATGTTTAAGAATAGATATTCAATATCAAATGTAGGAAGATTCTCTACTTTAATACCCTTTGTTAATACACAAGATTTAATAACAGCCTTAATAGCATTTGTTATTTGTTTTGAATCCTCACTTTCTAAAGCAAGTACTAAAAGTTTTTCTTCTTTAACTAAGAAAGGTCTATAGTTAATCTTCTTCTTTGTAGAAGGTAATTCCAACTCATAAGTTGGTGTAGCAATGGTTGGTAAAGGCATTTCAATTCAGTGTGGTTTTATATATAGGAGGTTTTAATTAAAGAAATCAAATACACTAGAAAGAGCATCAAAGTTAATAGATCTATTAGGTGTAATTAAAACCTTCTTTCTCTCTCTAACATATCTCATATAATTTATAGTAACAGTGCATCTTAAAAGATCACTAGCACCATAAGAAACTGGCATAGATGTTATACTCTCAGGGTAAGCTCCAACAAGAGTGTATTGTAATTGTAAAGGATCTGCATTATTTGCTACATTTCTATTACCAGGAGTAGATACATCCTTTTCAAATTTTGTGATATACATTTCAGATCTATAATCATTAGGATAACTCATCCTGTAATTAGCATATCTACTTTTATATAAACCTCTATTCTGTTCAACTCCTACTCCAGTAGTAAAATCAATCCATCCATCAAAGAACTCAATAACATTATAGTCATGGTCAACTAAAAAAGTTAAATCCATAGTTCCATCATACATTCTACGGTATACCATCTTTTCAGATACACCAGCATAATCATTGGTCACATCATGAGTAGCAGAAGCAGAACCTGGAAGAACTGCTGACTCACAAAGTAATTCTAAGTTCTCACCTTGTCTAACATAATCAAACCCTCTTCCACTCTCTCTTAAAAAACCACTTACTTGTGGGGGTGGTTGTATTTTAATTTGATAGATAGAAGTTTGAGCTAGATGAGTTATCCTACTCTTCAACTCTGATGTTCTATATGGTCTGGGCGTTACATTCGCCATCTATAAATAAATTTAACTACCATTACTATGTATATGAGAAATTGCAATGGCTGGTACATATAAAAGTATTTTTAAACCTAAACACCCTAAAAAATACATTGGTGACGCCAGCAATATTATCTGTAGAAGTAATTGGGAAAGAGAATTCTGTAATTACTGTGACTCTAATAAAAATATAGTCACTTGGGCATCAGAAGAATTTTGCATTCCATATATTTCTCCACTAGATAATAAGAGACATCGTTATTATCCAGACTTCTTAATTCAAGTTAAAGAAGCAAATGGAAAATTGAAAAAGTATGTTATTGAAATCAAACCCAAAAAACAAACAATTGAACCTAAGAAAAGATCTAGGGTAACTAAATCATACATTACTGAAGTGAGAACTTATGCTGTTAATCAAGCCAAATGGCAATATGCACGTGAGTTTTGTAAAGATAATAGTTTAGAATTTAAAATTATTACGGAAGATCAACTCTATGGACGAGGAACTAGAAAGGTATCACGAAGACAAAACAAATAGACTAGAGCATGTAGCGAGCGAAATTAATGAGATGCAAGATCCTGATGACATGATGCTTGCCATCACTGAGATCTTAACAGAGACTGAATTAACTCCAGATGTTGGTAAGTTTTATACCTTTATATACTCACCTAAAACTCCTAGAATTAGATATGATCAATTCCCTTTAATTGCCTGTGTTGGTCTTTTTAGGTGGGGTTTCAGAGGAATGAACTATCATTGGGGTGGTGAGTTCAGGAATTATACTTGGGAAGAAGTATTAGGACAGTTACATTTAGCATATCCTATGGAGATGCCTGACTTAAGATCTTTTCCTTATCAAAACTTCAAGATAAATAACTAAAAATAGTGTCATATGTCTGCTGATACTGCTGGTTGGACAAAACAAACAAACCCTCAAGAATTTAGAGCTGACTTTAGAATTAATTCTAAAGAAGGAACTGTCAACTCTAAAGCTAATGCTATAGTAATCACCAACAAAGGAAGTGGTGATTATAGTGTGTATCGAGACAATGGACTACTACCAGGAATAGGAACTAAAGCATATACATTTGATGCAGACACTGGAGGAACAACAGTTACCAATCAGGTAGAATTTGATAAGTTATTTACTGGAGATAATGCACAGCAATTTACCAACCTCAATAGTATTACTAAGAAAGCTACAATAGGATTAGCAAAAGAAGCAATAATTAATAATGACCAACAAACTTTAACCAATTGGACAAATCTAATTAACTCTCCAGGTTACATATCATTAGGAAAAAATGCTGGAACAAACAATCCTAACGATCAGAATGATGATTTAAGAGATGGTTCCCCAAAACCTGCAGGGGGTTTTGCTACCACTAATAGAGTTGAAAAAACATCTATGACAGTTGGTGGTTCTAAAGAAGTATTAAGATATCCTCGTCAAAGTTTATCACAATTTGGTTATGATTATATTCAAATAAAAGCTTTTGATTATGAAGCATCAGGGATAGATGTAGGACCTAACAAAAAAGCTGGTTCAGGTTTTGCTGGTTCTGGTGGAAATAGATTTAAAAATTCTTATGAAACTATTCAACTTCCAATGCAACCAAATCTCTCAGAAAGTATGGGAGTTGGTTGGGGTGAGAACCAATTGAATGCTCTGCAAGCTAACCTAGCATCAGCTGCTGAAGGTGCTATTGAAAAATTCGGTATAGGTGGTAAGGGATCTGGTAAAAAAATAATAGATGCTGGTAAAGAATTATTAAAGAATGCCAAAGATGAGGATTCAAAAGCAGCTATAGCAGCATACTTTGCTGGTCAAGCAATAGGAAATAATAACTTAGTAACCAGATCAACTGGTAATGTTATTAATAATAATCTAGAATTACTATTCACTGGTCCTTCTTTGAGATCTTTTAACTTTAACTTTACTCTTACTCCTAGAGATAGAGAAGAAGCAAGAATAGTTCGTAAAATAATCAAATCAATGAAGAGAAACATGTCTCCTCAAAGATCTGAATCTCATCTTTTCTTAAAAAGTCCTAGAATATTTGAACTACAATACATATATGGTGAGGGTAATATGCCTCATCCTTTCATGAATAAGTTTAAGCCATGTGCTTGTAGAAACTTTAGTGTTAACTACACACCTGATGGATCTTATATGACTTATGCTGGTGAACCTTCAATGACTTCATACCAAATTACTATGGCATTTGGAGAGATTGAACCAATATATGCTGATGAATATAAAGATAACAATTCACCAACAATGGGATTCTAAGCAATGGCAAAAAATTATTTCCAATACATTCCAGATTTTGATTATGTTAGTCGCCTTCCTAAAGCGCAAAGCATATCTGATTACTTAAGAGTAAAGAATCTTTTTAAAAGAACAAAGATAGCACAAACAGTCTTTGATGATCTCACATACTTTACTAAATATCAAATCATTGCTGATGAAAGACCTGACAATATAGCTTATAAAATCTATGGAGATTCTGATTTAGATTGGATGGTAATGCTAGCTAATAATATTACTAACCTTCAGAATGAATGGCCATTAGAAGAACAATCATTTTATAGATTTCTTATTAATAAGTATGGTTCAGAAGCAGGAATAGAAAGTGTACATCATTATGAATCTCAAAAAGTTATAGACTCTAATGAGAAAGTAATAGTCCCTAAAGGGTTGGAAGTTCCATCTAATTATTCTATAACCTTCCTTGATTCAGGTACAAGAACAGAACAAATTCGTACTAACATTACTGATGAGATAACCAATAGACAATATGAAGAAAAAATACAAGATGAAAAAAGAAATATCTTCCTAATCAAGCCTAGGTTTATTGGTTTAATTCTAGAAGAGATGGAAAGGGTAATGGAATATCCTAAAGGAAGTACTCAATATGTTTCATCAAGAGTAGTAAGAGGAGAAAACGTTAGGTTATATGATTAAAAACTAATAGGCGTAAAAAAATCCTGGAGATTTTTTCCCCAGGATTTTGGAATTAAAAATTGAATTTCCCTCAGCTCTCTGCAAGTTTTGCAAAGTAACTTAGTGGATCTTCTTCGTCCTCAACACCTGTCCCTGCACCAGAAGCAACAGGAGCAGAAACATTCTTACTCTCTTGATAAGAAGTCTCTAACTTCTTAAGGACTTCTTCCTCAGTAACCTTATTGGTTTCCTGAGCAGCATATCCATCATACTCAGTCTGTTGAGCAGCTTGTGCTTTAGCTCTAGTAC